CGAGACCCGCTCGACCCGGACCTTCGTGCGCGCCACGATCCGCAGCCGCTCGCCGTCCCACTGCGGCGCCTGCACCCGGCGCACGATGGGCGACTTCAGGACCGCCGCGGGGAACACGGTCAGGTCCTCGATCGCCGCGTCGAACGCCTCGCGCCAGCCGCCCTCCTCCAACTGGTCGGCGATGTGCTTCTCCATCCGCGCGCAGGCCTCGCGCGCCGTCTCCAGCACGATGTCCGCCGCCACGTCTTCGAGTTGCTTGATCCGCGCCTGCACCTGATACGGGGCGAGGTACCGGAGTTCGACGCCGCTGCGCTGCAGCTCCAGCAGGAACGCCTGCCGTGCCGCGAGCTTGCCGGCGTCGGACAGTTCGGGGATGGGGGTTGGCTCCACCGTCCACGGCTTGTCCTCGGCGTTGGCGAGGGTGTCGCGTATCCACGCCTGCGCCGCGCGCATCTTCATGCTCGCCAGCGGCATGTAGACATCGATCCCATCCAGCGCCCGCGCCAGTTCCGGGTCGTACTCGTTGTGACGCATGCGCAGGCAGCGCATCATCGTCTCGTGGACGCTGGCGCCGTTGCGCCAGACGACCGCTTCCTTGTGGCGCTTCGCCCGAGTAAAGGCGTCGCGCACGAACGTGCCCAGGCGCGAGCGCAGGCCGACCGACTGTTCGACCTGGTAGGCGTGCGCGGCCTGCTCCCGCCGCAGCAGGAGGTCGCCTGCGGCGTTGGCGGGGTCCGGGAAGATCACGGGGCATCACCAGGCGAAAGGGGAATCCGACGCCGACGCGCGGCGCACGCTGCCGGGAATCCCCTTCGGGAACACGGCGCCGATGTCGTAGATGCGCGCCAGGCTGTCGAGCATGTCGTCATGGATGCCGGCCGGGAACGTCAGGTATTCCTCGTTGACGAAGCGCTCGATCACGTCCACCGGCTTGCCGTCGTGCAGCGCCTTGGGCAGTGCGCGCGGCAACCACCAGCGGCCGTTCTCGAAATCCGGCTCCAGCCGCTTGATCCGTGCTTCCTTCGACATCTGACCGCCGAGTTCATGGACGGTGAAGCGGTAGTTCTCCGCCTCCATCGCCATCGACAGGTGTTCGATGTCCGCATCCTTGCCGTACTTCTCGTACCCGACCTTGTGCGGCTTCCACTTGCGGTGCATGCGGATCACCAGCGCCGCGCGTTCGCGCAGGCTGAGCTTGTCGCGCACCGCATCGAGCAGGTAATAGCGGCCATCGGTGTTCAGCCCGACCACCACCGCAGCGGTGAAGTCGGACTTCTTCGCCTTGCTGCCGGCCGGATCGACCAGCAGGTAGCGGTTCATGGGCCGGGCGATGGTGATCGGGAGGCTGTCGTACTCTCGGAGCCACGTGCGCTTGAAGAACCCGCCGGTGCCGGCGACCGGGCGCTGCATGTAGAGCGCTTCCCAGTCGCGGGAGCCGCTGGCAATGCGCTTCAACTCCAGCGCCGCCTCGGAGTACCGCTCCGGGCACAGCGCCTGCCCGACCTCACGGCCGAGCGCGTCGCCCTCCAGCGCCAGCGCCGGCAGGTTGATGACCTCCCAGTCCTCGTGTGCATGTTCGCGCAGCAGCCAACCGGCCAGATCGTCCTCGTGCCAGCGGGTGTGCATGAGGATCAGCACCGCGTCTTCGGCGAGGCGCGAGTAGACGACCGAGCGATACCAGTCCTTCACCCGCTCGCGCACCACTTCCGAATCGGCTTCGGCGCGCGACTTGAACGGATCGTCGATGACGAACAGCTTGGACGAGAAGCCCGTGCCGCCACCCATCACCGTCGTGCCGTAATACTGGCCGCCGGCCGTGGTCTGGAAGTCGGTCTTCGCGGTACTGCTGCCGTCGAGCCGGGAGCCGGGGAAGATCGCGCCGTGGATCGACGAGCCGATCAGGTCGCGCACGGCCTTGCCGTTGCGCTCCGCCAGATCGACGCCGTAGCTCGCCGCGATCACCGGCCAGTCCGGGTGCCGGCCCAGTACCCAGGCGGGCAGTTTGCAGCTGATGAGCGCGCTTTTCCCGTGCTGGGGCGGGGCGAACACCATGATTCGGGCGCGTCCGCGGCGGATCGCCGCCTCCAGCCGCCGACACAGGAATTTGTGCCAGGCGTAGGGGATGTACTTGGGATCGACCGCGCAGCAGTAGGCCAGCAGGTTGTCGCGCGCGGCCGTCAGCAGCGCCGCAATCTGCGCGTTACGCGCCGTCGCCGGGCTCGCTGTCATGGGGCAATCCCTCCAGCACCGCCTGCGCGACCCGCTGCAACTGCTCCGGGGTCAACGCCTGCGCGGCGTCGAACACACCCACCGCGCCACCGACCTCGACCTTGCTGCGGTCGGCGTAGGCGGGGCTGAGCTTGGAGGCCCGCCAGCGGAGGTGTTGCGCCAGTTCGCGGGCCTTGCCGAGCGACAGCACGTCGGTCGCCGCCCGAATCCCGGCCTCCGCTTCCTCGTCCCACACCCGGGCCGCGAACCCGGCCGCCTCGCGCGCGCGCGCGGAACGATTAGGTTCCGCCGCCAGCCACAGCGACAGCGCGCCCTGCGTCTTGCCGTAATCCGCGGCGATGACGGTGTAGGTCTCGCCTGCGGCGATGCGCTCGCAGACATCGTCCAGGTCCCAGTCGCGCCTCGCCTGCGTCGTCAGCGGCACCGACTGCGGCGCGCCCTCCGCAGCGGGCAGTGCCTTGCCGCGCGGCTTCGCAGGCGTGCGCTTGCGTTTGCCGCGCGGGTCCTGGCTGGCGTTCACGGCAACGTCGACACCACCATCGCCAGCGCGCCCGCGGCGAACGCGCCGACCACGGCGCCGCGCCAGAACAGGCACACGCCGCAGTCGGTCCACAGCCGTAGCGGCAGCCACGCCAGCACGCGCATCGCGAGGCTCACGCGGGCGTCGTCGGTGTCGGCTGCGGTGGCGTCGGCGGGACGCTCGGCGTCGGAGGCGTCGGAGGCGTCGGAGGCGTCGGAGGCGTCGCCGGCGTCGCCGGCGACGACGGGGGTGGCGGAAGGTGCGGACGCTGAATCGGTCGGCGGCAGGGGGCGCAGGGCATGCGGGTCGTTCCTGGTCATGGTGGGGGCTCTCGATCAAGTGCCAGCGCGGCGATGTTCGTTGTCGTTACCGCGTCGCGTTGGCGGCGGGGATGTGTTCGCGGACCAGCCACGCGCGCACGTCGAAGCTCGGGCACGCCTTGTGCGGCTCCACGTCGCGGTGGCCGATCACGCCGGCCTTCGGGAAGCGTCCCAGCAGGTCCACGACCAGCGCGCGCAGGGCCGCCCACTGGGCCGGCGTGAAGTTGTTCTCGGCCGGCGGACGCGCACCGTGATCGCGTACGCCGCCGACCAGGCAGATCCCGATCGTCCTGCGGTTGTGGCCCTCGACGTGCGCGCCGATCTGCGCCAGCGGGCGCCCGCGCTCCACGGTGCCGTTGCGGCGGATCACGAAGTGATAGCCGATGCGCTTCCAGCCCTGCGCCTTGTGCCAGGTGTCGATCTCGGCGACGCCGATGTCCATGTCCGGCGGGGTAGCGCTGCAGTGCAGGATGAGCGTGTCGATGGGGCGCATGCGAGGTCCAAAGAAAAGGCCCGCTTGCGCGGGCCCTTGGGGAAATGGTGCGGGAGCCGGAGTTGCACCGGCGGCTCGGGTCGATGACACCCGCGAGTTGCTGCTACTCCACCCCGCGATCGCGGTAGCAACTCCGCGTGTAGCCAGAATCCGGATTTTCTGCGGAGGCATCACCTCCGCATATCCATCGCCCTCGCCATCACGCGCGCGGCACGGGGGCGACCTCATCGCAGGTGCGCAGCGCCGCCGCCAGTTCGCGACGCGCCTGCGCCTCCGCATCGGACAGCAGCCGCAACAACCATTCGTACATCGGCCGCCAGGTGCGCCGGTACGATGCCTCGTCCCGGTCGATCCGCGCGGCGCGCGCGCGGTCGGACACCGGCAGCACGCCGCGTCCTTCGCAGGTCTCGCAGGTGATGCGCAACGCCTCCAGCATCATCTCGCCGGCACCACCGCAGTCCGGGCACAAGTTCGGCCGCGCCAGTTCATCCAGCACCGCGCGCCGGATGACGACGTGCATCTCCGGCCGCCACGGCCATACCTGGTCCTTCGCCACCGCCGCCTTCGCGCGCAGGCCCGCGACCCGCACGCGCGTGTCGGTCGACACGCGGTTCGTGCTGAACGCCGCTTCCTCCGCGCAATGCAGTTCGAGCTGCGCGACCTCCAGCACCCGGCGCCGCCGTGCGAACTCCGCGCGCTGCCGCTCGGCGATGGCCTCGTGCAACGCCTCCCGGCTCAGGCGCGCGCCCTCCGGCCACCACAGCGCGCACAGCACTTCACGCCCCAGCCCCGCCGGCACGAACGCCAGCGCCGCCGCCACGTCCTGCGGGGTCAGTTCGCATCCGCCGCCGCTCCCCACCTCCAGGCGGGACGTGGCAGGATTGAGGCGCGCGAGCATCCGCCGCACATCGGTCATGGTGCAATCTCCTGAAAATCATGCTGTATCCGCGCGGCAACGGCGCGCGCATCGATGGGATGTCGGGCCGTCACCGGTGGTCCTCCTGTGCGTACATGCCCCAGCGCGTGCGGGTCTTCGTCGCGCGCCTCGACCGCTGTGGGACAGGGGGGAGCAACGGACCCGACGGATCGTCACAATCATCGATGCGCCCCACGTCCAGGCGACTACGGCCCCAGACGCGCCCGGTCACACCTTCGCGTTGCTTGGCGATATTGAGTTCGATCAGCCCCGGATACTCGCTCTCGCGACCTTCCTGCTCGGCGTAGTAGTCGTCCCGGTAGACGAACACGATCAGATCGGCGTCCTGCTCGATGTTCCCCGACTCACGCAGATCCCGCATGACCGGACGTTTGTTCGGACGCGCCTCGACGCCGCGGTTCAACTGCGCGAGGACGACCACCGGACAGCCCAGTTCCTTGCCCAGCGCCTTCAGGTCGCGCGTGTTGTTGCCGATCTCGACCGTCTCGCGGGTCTTGCCCGGCAATGGCATCAGGAGCAAGTGATCCACGACGATCAGGTCGACGGGCTGGCGCAGATGTTCACGGCGCGCGCGCGCCACGATCTGCTCGCAGGTCAACGCCGGCGTGTCGTCGATCATCAGGCCGGCGCCGCGCATGCGTCGCACGCCTTCAGCCACGCGCGCCCAATACGTCTCGCTCTCGGGCGTGTCGTCGGCCGGATGCCGCAGCCACTGCAAGGGCACGTCCATGATCGACGCGACGCAGCGGTTGAAGATGCTGATGTCGGTCATTTCGAGATTGAAGAACAGCACGCGCTTGCCGCTCAGAGCATTGGCGGTCGCCACGTTGATCGCAACCGCGCTCTTGCCCATGCCCGGCCTGCCGGCGAGGATGATCAGATCGCCCGGCATCAGCCCGCCGGTCAGCGTGTTGAACTTCGCCCAGGGCGTCGGCAGGCCGCAGAGGCTGCCCCGGCTCTCGTAACGGCGCTGCAGGTCCGCGAACCAGCGCTGCGCCACCTCAGGCATGGCCTTCACCCCACCGGCGCGCGGGCTCCCCGCGAGGCGCGCGATGGCATGCTGCGCTTCGGCGATCAGGTCGCGCGTGTCCCGGCCTCCGGGCTGAAAGCCTGCGTTGACGATGATCGTCCCCAGATCGATCAACTGCCGCAGCCTGGCCTTGTCGGCGACGATCTCGGCGTAGGCGGTGATGTTGGCGGCCGAGGGCGTGGTGCTGGCCAACTCGACCAGATACGCGCCGCCGGCCACCTGCGCCACCAGCCCCTGCGCCTCGAACCACTCGCCCAGCGTCACCGCGTCGAACGGACACGGCTTCGCGGCCAGTTCGCAGATGCCGCGGTAGATGAGTTGGTGATCGCGCCGATAGAAGTCCTGCGGCTTGATCCAGTCCGCGATCCGCGCCAGCGCGTCCGGCGCGAGCATCAGCCCGCCCAGCACCGCCTGCTCGGCCTCGATCGACTGCGGCGGCAGACACCGCTGTTCTTGCCGGCAGGGGTCGTTGTTGCGGGCACGGGCGATCACTCGCCACGCTCCATGCGATCCATCGCCGCCTCGAAGATCTTCGTGACGACATCCGCGCGCAGCAGGTAGTCGAAGCTCGGCCGCCAGTTCGCGTGCGGCTCCCGGTACGGTCCCGTGCCGTTGTGGAAGTCATCGTCCTGGCATTCGCTGAAGTAGGCCTGCCAGAAACGCAGATCCCGACGTTGCGACGATGCCTGCCACGCCGACCGGATCAAGGTGCGGCGCTTCGGCGTCAGTTCCCGCGCCCGCGGCAGATTCACCATCGTCGCGTTGTAGGCGTCGATGATCCCCTGAAACGGAATCCGGTCGGGTGCGTCGCCCTCGGGCGATGCACAAGAGTTCTTTGCTTTTTCTTGTGTTGGTGTTGGTGTTGGTGGGGTCGGACTGTCGGACTTTGACGGACTTTTGTCGGACTGCGGTCGGACTGTCGGACTGGCGTCGGACTGCTGTCGGACCGTGGTCGGACTGTCGGACTGCGCCCTGCTCCCTTGCGTCGCTTCAGCCGCACCCAGCGCGCGCTGGTGTCCGCTCGGGCGGTGCCTGCGATCCCATTCGCGCTTGTACTCGGCGCGCTCCGCTTCGTTGCGGATGCCGGCGTACTTCGCGTGATTGAGCAAGCGCCAGCCGCCGTCGATCGCCTCGATCCGGCGACCGTCTTCCTCCTGGGTCCGGCTGTAGGGGTCGGGCGCGAAGAACGCGGCGAGCGCCATTTCCGCCTCGGCGAGCGTGACGTTCGCCCGACGCGCGAGCCCGGGGACCGATCCGTACACGCAGCCCTGCGCATTCGCCATCGCCAACAGCGTCACCCACACGATGCGCGTGCTGTAGGGTTCGCCCCACACGGTCGATTCGGTGATGCTCGAAAACAGCTTCGTGTACGTGTCGCTCATCGCGAGGCTTCTCGCATTGAGCGCACCACGGGCAGGGCGTGGCACATCGCGTTCACGGCGTCGCCTCCTGCGGGGCGACCGCTGCACCCACCGGCTCAGTGGTCAGCGATGACGCGAGCGCAAGCAGCGCCGCGCACACGGCGTAGCTCGCACCGCGCGGCTGCCGGCCGGTCTTGATGCGGTGGATCGTGGATTGGGAGCAGCCCGCCTTCTGTGCGAGCCGGGCTTGGGTCCATCCGTCATTGAGCAGGAGGATCGTGGCGTCTTGTGGGGTCATGCCCAAAGGCTATGCGCGATCGGATATTCAAAGCAATGCACGAGTCGCGAAGTTGCAAAAATAATTCACGTATGCATAATCGTGCCATGCCACGACATCGCCAAGCTCCGCCCACCGGTATCGGCCGCAACCTGCGCACCCTCATGGATCGACAGGGGCTCAACGAGACCGCCCTTGCGCGGACGACTGGCGTGCCGCAACCCACCGTCCACCGCCTGCTCAACGCCACCACTAACGACCCGCGCGACAGTACGCTACGCCCCCTGGCCGACTACTTTGGCGTCACGGTCGAGCAGTTGCGCACCAGCCTTCCCAACCCGCTTCCTCCAGCCCCTTCTCCTCAGAAGTCTTTCCGGCATAAGCCCATCCAGGCCTATGAAATCAAGGCCATCGATGGGAGCGATGGCGTCGATCCCGAGGCCGAAGTCCTGGTCGCCGAAGTCGATGTCGTGGTCTCCGGCGGGCATGGCGCCGTCGTCCCTGAATTCGTCGAAACCCGCTATCGCATGGCGTACCAGATCAGCTGGCTGCGCCAGGTCGGCGCCAATCCACGCGATGTGCGCCTGATGAAAGTCACCGGCAACAGCATGGAACGCACGCTTTTCCATGGCGACCGGATCGCGGTCAACATCGCAGACAAGCGGATCGTCGATGGCCGCGTCTACGTTTTCGCCACCGGGGGCACGGACCCGGACATCAAGGTCAAACGGCTCTATCGCACCATCGACGGCCGACTGCGCATCACCAGCGACAATGCGGACAAGACGCAATACCCCGATGAGTACCTCTCCGCAGAAGATGCGGAACAACTCACGATGATCGGTCGCGTGATCGACCGCAGCGGACAAGGCGGGCTGTGACTCCCCAATCGTCCCGACGCTTCCCTACGCTCCGCAGCGCGTGCGCGCGAGCGCTCAAATAATTCATGTTAGAATTATTCGAGAAATTCGTTTTGGTATCATCCTGTCGTTGGCCTTCGGCCAGCAGGCGGGCGGCGCCGTGCTTTTCCTCTGACTGCGCCACCGGCCCTATGGGCCAGCCGCCCTCCTTGAGTTTGGACGCCAAGCACAACCGATTAAGGGGGTGCTTCGAGGGCCGACAGTTCATCGGACATGATCCCAATGACGAATCCACCGCTTTTTCTGACACCCGGTCCATACGGCCAAGTCGCCGAATTGACCGGAGCCCGGACGCGGAAAAGACAGATCCGCACACTCCAACAAAACGGCATACGCCACACATTGAACGCAGCTGGGTGGCCGGTCGTCTCGCTCTCGACAATCGAGAACCCAGGCGGCAAGGCATCTGACGCGACTGCATGGCAATCCAACGCACTGAAATAGTCGGAGCTACACATGGGCAGAAAGCGTTCGAAATTCCATCACTTGCCGCCGCACATGGTGGCGCGCGTGCGCGGCAAGACGACGTACTACTTCTACGACCAACGCCCCAAGAAGCCAGCCGAAATTTCTCTTGGAAAGGTCTATGCTGACGCCCTGCAGAAATGGGCCCAGCTGGAGTGCGATCACCACACGGCGACAGAAATCATCACCTTCAAGGACGCCGCGGATCGCTATCAGCAGCAGGTTATTCCACTGAAGAAGCCAGGAACGCAGCTCGGCAACATCAAAGAGCTTGCGAACCTCCTCAAGTTCTTCGGAGACCCCCCGGCTCCGCTCTCGAAAATTAAACCCGTCAACATCGCGCAATACATCGATTGGCGTACAAAGCGGGGCACCACCGCGCGAGTCAGCGCAAATCGCGAAGTAGCTCTGTTCTCGCATATCTGGAACAAAGCGCGTACATGGGGCTACACCGATCAGGCAAACCCATGCCGCGGCGTCGAACGGCATTCGGAAAAAGGGCGGGACGTTTACATTGAGGACGATGTATTTGCAGCCGTCTGGAAGGTCGCTGACCAACCACTACGAGACGCGCTGGACTTGGCCTACCTGACCGGCCAACGAGTGACCGATACACGCATGATCGACGAGAAAGACATCCGTGATGGCTTCCTGCACATCAAGCAAGGGAAAACCGATGCCAAGCGCCGAATAGAAGTCACCGGAGAATTGCTCCAAGTCATCGAACGGATCAAGGCAAGGAAGCGCAGCTATCAGGTCTATAGCACCCGGCTGCTCGTAAACGAAGACGGCTTTCCTCTTATGAAGGATGCCCTGCGCTATCGTTTCGACCAAGCGCGCGACGCGGCAGGCATCGAAAAAAGTGCATTCCAGTTCCGAGACATTCGGGCAAAAGCGGGCACGGACAAGACCGACTCAACTGGTGACATTCGCCAGGCGCAGAAGCAACTGGGACATGCCTCGCTCACGATGACCGAACACTATGTCCGCAGCAGGCGTGGCGAGAAGGTGACGCCAACAAGGTGAGAATTGCGGAAAAATCTCACCTTTGCGGAAAAAGAGTAGATCCCAAAATCCGCGCAAGTGATTGATTCAAATGGTGGGCCGTGAAGGATTCGAACCTTCGACCAAAAGATTAAAAGTCTTCTGCTCTACCGACTGAGCTAACGGCCCGTGCAGCCGGCGAGGCCGGCCCCGGCGTTGCGCCGAGGGCGGCATTCTAGCCGAATCCGCCGGGAGGGTCAGCCGATGTAGCGGGTCGGGTCGGGCATGCCGGCGGCGGCGAAGCCCTCGGCGCGGAGGCGGCAGGCGTCGCAGTGGCCGCAGGCGCGGCCTTCGGCGTCGGCCTGGTAGCAGGACACGGTCTGGGCGAAATCCACGCCCAGGCGCCGGCCTTCGCGGGCGATGTCGGCCTTGCTCATGCGCATCAGCGGGGCGTGGACGCGGAAGCGCGCGCCCTCGACGCCGGCCTTGGTGGCGAGGTTGGCGAGCGCCTCGAAGCCGGCGACGAACTCGGGACGGCAATCCGGATAACCCGAGTAATCGACGGCGTTCACGCCGCAGAACAGATCGGTGGCGCCCAGCACCTCGGCCCAGCCCAGCGCGACCGACAGCATGATGGTGTTGCGCGCCGGCACGTAGGTCGACGGGATGCCGACGCCGATCTGGTGGCCGTCGGAGTCCACCGGCACGTCGATGCCGTCGTCGGTCAGCGCCGAGCCGCCGAGGCTGCGCAGGTCGACGTGGACGGTCTTGTGCGCGGCCGCGCCCAGCGCCTGCGCGACCCGCGCGGCGGCGTCGAGTTCGGACGTGTGCCGCTGGCCGTAACGCACGCTCAGCGCATGCGCGGCGAAGCCCTGCTCGCGGGCGATCGCGAGGACGACGGCGGAGTCCATGCCTCCGGAGACGAGGACGACGGCGGGTTTCAT